GGATATGATTGATAGTTATCTTAAGGGTTAATTAGTAGTATAATATAGGCTGTTTAGATGAGAGTGCTGGTCATCAAGGTGGTGGTAGTTCGGTTCGATTCCGAGATGTCGTTTAGGTGGCGGGTTAAGACGTAGGATAGGGTGTTCGATTCACCCCACCAGCACTTTCAACTAAGCAGTTTAACAAAAGGGGGCTTTATGGGCTGGCAAGACGTAGTAAAGACAATAGCGCCAACATTGGGTACGGCATTAGGTGGCCCGATGGCAGGAGTGGCTACTAAGTTTATTGCTGACAAATTGCTTGGCAAGCCTGATGCCAGTGAGGATGAAGTAGAAAGCTTCATGCTTGGATCATCTTCTACTGATATGCTGAAGCTAAAAGAGCTAGACAACGAGTTTAAGCTGGAAATGAAGAAGCTGAAAATTGACGTTTTCGCTCTGGAAGTAAAAGACAGGGATAGCGCAAGAGGCTTATATAAGATTAACATTTGGCCCCAGATCGTATTGTCAGCGATGTTTATACTGGGCTACTTTACTATTGTTTACTTATTGTTTTCAGGGGGCGTAGATATAAAAGACTCAATTCGAGACGTTTCCAATGTTCTGCTCGGTGTAATGACAGCAGCAATACCACAAATATTAAACTTCTGGTTTGGTTCAAGTCTTGGATCGAAAGAGAAAACCGCAGTAAGCAAATAGGAGAAACTTATGGCTACACTAACAAAACCTAAGAAAAAACCTAGAAAGTCTAAATCTAAACCTAAATGATAGCCAAAAAGAATGAACAATTGGCCTTAGCGGTAACTTTCGTTATATTTTTACAGACGCTAACAGCAGTAAATGACTATCTGCAGGTTATATACCACAACTGGTATATGATTATTTGCTCGCTTTTCTCACTATTATTTGCACTTGTGGCACGTAAATCATTATATCTATCTAAATACGCTTATTTGTTGTACTCAGTCGTATACTTAGTTTTTGCGTTTGAGGACACATTGTATGGGCAAAACGTTATACTTAGTTATGGAATTTTTGATTCTCATTATCTTGAGATAGTGTATGGATGTTTGTTCATGTTAGTGATTTTGGTGATTTATGATAGAATGGATAGCATCAAATGCGGAGCTGATGGCGCTATGTCTTAGTTTCTCTTTATTGTTCATTTTAATCTGTAGGTTGCTGCATGAATGCTACGAAAGAAGATTTAGACAAGCTAGGCGAAAAGCTTCACGCAAAGATAGAGAGTAGAGATAGCGAGAACACGAAAAGCTGGAAGGAGCTGAAAGAGCAATTTCATGGGTTAAATTTAAACCTAACAAAAATGCTTACAAAATACGATGGGCAAGAAGATACAAACATCCGCTTATCTAAATCTTTAGAGAGCCTGCACGAATGGAAAGAATCTATATCTAAGGATATGGCTATAGTTCAGACGGAGCAGAAGCAAGCCAAAAGCACAATTGCCCGATTTACTGATAAGCTACTGATACCACTTCTGGTTATATTCATCGCTGCATTATCTGCTGTAGATTACTGGAAATAGCATGGCATATAGAGTTGGAACTGCAACATCATCGACCAATACTGGATCAACTTTTGTCCCAGATATGCCGAGCGAAACCCAGCAGACAGGCGACATAATTTTTCTGGTTGCTCTGAACGATGGTGGCAGTACGGCTATCACAATTCCTAGTTGGACTGAAATATTAGGTCCCGCACCAAATAATAATTCCAGATGCGCGGTTTGGTATATAGAACACACAGGCACAACTATAACAGCACCTACCATATCTGGCACTAGTAATGACTGGATAGTATTTGTAGATATTATTAGAGATGTAGATACTTCAGACCTTATAAATCAAGCCGCAAGAACAGATGTATCTCTGTCAACTATCTACCCCTCGCCTTCAGTAACAACAGACGAGGATGACTGTTTATATTATCAAATATACGGTCAAGACGGTGGTATTGTATGTTCCCCCAGTTATGGTTACGGAGTTTCAGAGGCTACGTTATTTGAGAGAATTAATGATATATCTCTTTATGTCAATGTAGGCGTTAAAGGTGCGGCTGGCATTATACCCAGTTTAGAATATAGCAGTGGTAGTACTGCTTCTACTCGATCTGGCACCACGTACACAATAGCTTTTAATAATAAAGCTGGAGGACTTCTAGAGCCAAGCGTTGATGCGGTACCGACTATGGTCGCTAACTATAGTGAATTTCCCACAGTCAGTAATTTAAGCGCGATAAGAACCACTTTACTAGGTTTAAGTACAGCCGCATTTACAATTAATAGTACAACCAGATCAACCAGCTACATTGGAGATTTAAGTTGGCATGGTGGCTATACTCGATATTCTCTTACAAACACGTCTAGCTTGACTGTTCAAGGTTTATATAAAGATATAACCTCGACGGATATGTCTGTTTATCCTTACTCGATAACATTAGCTACACCAGATACATTTTTGTTTTCTGATGATGGAATACTCCTGTATTTTGAAGACGGTGGCGGTAATTGGGTTCTGTGGCAGCCGCTCACGGAAGAGCAGCATGGAAACCTTATATTCCATACGCTAATTGCGGTTATGCCAGATCAAACTTTTATTGATTCTAGTGGAACGATGGATTGGTCAGATGTAGTGCGTACAGGCTTTGCGCAGGAATTAGTTTCAACATCAACGGGCGCCAGAAATTTTGACTTTTCATGTGAATGCGTAATGACACCGATTGAAATGATCGGAGGGAGTGAGGAAAATCCCTGTAACTCTGAGCTTATATTTAATACTTTTGAGGCTGGTTTAGGTATTTACAGAACTAGAACTAATGGTGAAGGGCAAGTACTAGCTTGTGCGGGGGTTAAGATTGGCGATGGTGTAACCCCCACTTATTTCGTGGGTCGCGCTGACTCACTAGCTTATCCAGAAGATGGTAGCGATATTCTGCTAGGGTATTTTGTTGGCGATGGTAATCACGATATTATTATAAATACTAGTGCTGATTGTGTGATGGATTTTAGTTCTTGGATTGCTCGATCTACTAATCTGCAAACGTTCACGATTGACGCTAGTGCAGATACAGGTGCAAGCTTCCTAACTACTGGCTGGATTTTAAAAGGGTATAGTTTAGTATGGAAAACAGGGATTGCTTGTCCTTCTGCTAACTTTATCGGCTGCGGAATATTAGACATCAAAGGCGCTAGTTTTGTTGGTGGTACGGTATCGGAAAGTGTTAGCACAACACACGCAATGACAGCTACAGACGGCGCAGTGATTGGATATGATTTCACCAAAGGTGCTGAGACTTATGCTATTGAGTTGTCAAGTGTTGATGGTAGTTACGATCTAAGTCAGGCTACATTTAACGGCTACACAACAGAGTTAAATATCACGGCTGTAAGTGGCACGACGACAATCAATTTATCTACTGGGCAAGCTGAGCCTACTTACGATACTGCAGGAGCCACGGTTGTATTTGCAACCCCAGTTATCGAGGGTTTGGCTTCAATAACAAATATGGTTGTCGGCTCTAGACTTGAAATAATAAACGAGACAAAAGGAACTAAGCCCTACAATGATATTGTAGTAGCCAGTTCTTTTAGTGACGCCTATGTAGATGGTACTACCTATTCAAGTGGTGACCTTATTACAGTAAGGATCAACTATTTCTTAACAGTTACAGCGAAAAAAGAGTTTTCTCAGTCAGTCATAGCAACATCAAACGGCTGGAGCGTGCTAGCTGACCAAGTAGACGATCCTGTTTACATTAGTATAGGTTTGGACGGCGGCATTATCAATAAATTTCAGGCCGACTATATTAATGACGAAGTTGACCTAGTTGTCGGCGCAAACTTTAGCGGCGCTGAGTTTTATGCTTGGTGGGTAGCTAACGGATATACAGAGCAAGGGATAGATGAGTTTTTTGGTGGCGTGACAGCAGTTGACGAAGCTAACCTAAGAATAAACAACAGTATTGTTGATATGTATTTTGATAATACTACCGCGACAAACCTAAGGCAGACGGATAACCGTAGAATATACCGAGCAGATGGCGCTTACCCAGTCAAAAATCCAACTACAGGCGGCGGCGGTATAGATATTGTATGGCGTAATCAAATATTTGTTGCTGGCGGATCACAGATAGCCGATGATATTCTTGCCAGAAACCATGAGGGCGGTCGTGATGGTGGTCGTACAGTATCGCAATGTTTGATGCCAAACCGTAATAGGGTTGTAGTTGATGATGTGGCGGGAACGATAACCTACTACAAGGGAGACGATGTTACTGTTGAATGGGTATCTAATGTAGGATTAGGAGATAGAGCCGCTATAAACTCGGTTGATCCCCAGTGATAGGCACGATACTAGGGCGTTTATTTTTTGGCGCAGGAAGATTTACAGAGCCGAGAAAGTACAATATACACTTTCAACAAAAGCAAGATATTGATATAGATAGAGTTAGTTCGATCAATATTTTATCAAAAGTGACAAATATCGTCACAAGTAGGGATAATCATTTATCTGTCAGCGAAAGGCAATCAATAAAACTACCTAAAAATATTGAAATGAGAGCAGAGGAAGGTCAAGGCTTAAATGTTAAGTGTAAAAATGATATAATTGCCACCACTAAGCAGTCAATAGCTATTGACAATCAGTCATTAGAGCTATCAAATAGAAACGATACTGTAGAGGTCAAAGAATGAGTCGATCGGTCGTATGGAAAGAAGGCCTAACAATGGAGCCTTTAGATTTTCAAGATGTAGCAGAGTACGCCATTAATCTTGACGACTTTCTTGGTGATGCTGCCATTACCGGAGCGAGTTCTATAGGTACAGATATTACTATTGATTCTACGAACTACAGCGGTCAAGTAATTACTATTACAGTAAGTGCTGGCGTATTAAAATCAGTAGCTAACGTAAGATTTCAAGTAACAACAGCAACAGAGACACATAATAGGTCATTTAATATACCTATAAAATCTTTGTAGTATATAATCGTTTAACGTGTTACTTGTGGTAACACACTTAGTTTCTAGAGGGGACTATGAAATTAACGGTAAAGCAAGAAAAATTTGCTTTGAAGTATGCGGAGTGTGGTGACGCAAGCAAAGCTTATCGCCATGCTTACGATGCCGAAAATATGAAGCCTAGCACTATTAATGAAAAAGCTTGCTTAACGCTTAAGGTGGGCAAGGTTAGGGCAAGAGTTGATGAATTGAAGTCAATCTCTAAGTCTGTGGCAGAAGAGAAGTTTACTATTTCTGTAAAGCAGCGTTTAGAGTGGGCAAAGCAAATAGTCGAGGCTGGTCTTTCTACATATGAAGATCAGTCAGGAAGTAAATACCACAATTTATCAGCCGCTAATCAAGCCATAGCAACACTTAATACAATGTTAGGTGTAGATGAAGAGAGCGGAAAAGTTAAACCTGCTAAAGTATTCATAGGCGTTAAAGATGCCTCTAGACCTTAATTACCCACAGAACGACTTCTATCACATGAATAAGCCTTTTCGGGCTTTCGTTGGTGGCTATCGTAGTGGTAAGACATTCCTCGGTTGTGTTAGATTGTGTGTACTTGCTATTGAGCATCCATCCATTAAGTTGGGATATTTCGCCCCAACCTACCCACAAATACGCGATATTTTCTATGAAACAATAACCGATGTTGCCGGATTAATGGGAATGACGGTAGATATAAAGCATTCAAACAAAGAGGTTTATCTTTATTATTACGGTGATCTACATTCAATAGTTAAGTGTCGATCTATGGAAAGGCCGCAAACAATAGTCGGTTTTGATCTTAATCATGCGCTGATTGATGAGATTGATTGCATGAATAAGGATAAAGCAGATCAGGCATGGAAAAAGATCATCGCTCGTTTATCATCTAGCGGCTTCGATGAAACGCGGCTGGTTGATGAGATGGGCGCCGAATTAGTTATAGAGGCGCTTAATGATAATACGGTTGATTTTACAACCACGCCGGAAGGGTTTAACTGGGTTTATGATTTTTTTGTAAAGCAGCTACAGGATTCACCAGAATTAGAAGAATATTACGGGATTGTTCATGCGTCAACAAAGCAAAACGCCGCTAACCTACCCGCTGATTACATTGATAAGCTATACGCTACTTATCCCGCTAACTTAGTCGACGCTTATATTGACGGGCTATTTGTTAATCTTGCTGGGGGGACTGTTTATCGTTTATTTGATAGACACAAAAACCATTCAGACATAACCGACAACGGACAAGAAACGCTTTATATCGGCATGGATTTTAACGTGGGCAAGATGAGTGCGGTTGTTCATGTTGAGCGTGGTGGCAATCCTATAGCTGTAGATGAGATATTTGGCATGTTAGACACGCAAGATATGGTGTTTGAGATAGATAGACGATACCCTAAGCGAACGATTAAGGTTTATCCAGATAGTTCGGGAAAAAACAGAAAGACCTCTGACGCACTCAAGACAGATATATCTATTCTGCATAGTGCGGGATATTCACTTTATTACGATTCAGTAAATCCTAGAGTAAGGGATAGAATCAACGCAGCTAACGCGATGTTTTGCAACGGTAAAGATGAAAGGCGCTATCTTGTTAATACGAACAAATGCCCACGGTACACGGATGATTTAGAACAACAGGTTTACAACAAGCAAGGTGAGCCAGACAAGCAGCACGACCACGACCACATGACCGATGCGGGAACGTACTATATAGCGTATAATTACCCAATTATTAAACCTGTAACAAACTTAAAAGTGACGTTTGCGAGATAAATTATGCCAGTTTCAGACCAGCACGAAGCGTACCAAGAAAACCTGCCTATTTGGGAGCTTGGACGTGATAGCGTAAAAGGCGCACCCGCGATTAAGAAAAAGCAGACAAAATACTTGCCTATGCCTAATTCTCTGGATCAGTCTACAGAGAATAAGCAGCGATATAACGATTACCTGCAAAGAGCCTGTTATGTTAATTTTACCGGACAGACTAAGGAGGGTTTAATCGGTATGGCTTTCTTAAAAGAGCCAGTAATTGAGATTAAAGAGCCTTTAACGTATTTGGAAGAGTCGACCGATGGCGGGGCGCTATCATTAACCCAATTCACACGCAAGATGCTATCCGATACTTTAGAGGTCGGTAGGTCGGGCATCCTTGTTGATTATCCTAGCATTCCTGATGGTCTTACTAAGATTGAAACCGATGGTATTAATGCTAATATCTTACGATACAAAGCGGAGAACATTATTAACTGGAGAACCGAAAAGGTTAACGGTGATAGCGTATTAAGCCTCGTTGTATTGAATGAGCAAGTAGAGAAGCCTAGCGATGATGGTTTTTCAACAGAAGATGTGACTTATTACCGCGTACTAAAACTAGAAGATAATATTTATTCCCAGTTAGTCTATAACGATGATGAGGAGCTTATATCCGTTATTGAGCCAACAAAGTCGGATGGTTCACGCTGGAATAACATACCCTTTACTTTTATAGGTTCTGAGAACAACAACGAAGATGTAGACAAGCCTGTATTAGCGGATATTGCAGAGGCTAATATTTCTCACTTCATAAACTCAGCGGACTATGAAGAGTCTAGCCACCAAGTAGGGCAACCCACGCCGTGGTTAGCAGGACTAACACAAGGTTGGGTTGATAGCGTAATGGATGGAAAGATTACCGTTGGCTCTAGAGCGGCTATATTTTTACCTGAAAACGGCAGCGCTGGATTATTACAGGCAGACCCTAATTCCATGCCAATGGAAGGAATGCGCCAGAAAGAAGATCAAATGGTTAAGATTGGCGCTAGAATCATCGCGGATAACTCAGGCACGGAAACCGCTGAAGCTGCAAAGATACGCTTTAGTGGTCAAAACTCTAAGCTAGCCGCTGTCATAGGCAACATTGAGGACGCAATCAAAAAGGCGTTTGGATGGGCTGGTGAGTTCATGGGTGGCGATGGTGAGATAGAATTCACACTAAACCGACAATTCTATGATTCAACTATAGACCCTCAAAAGCTTATTGCTAACATTCAGATGCTAGATCGTGGCGTCATTGGAATGACCGACTTTAGGCAGATGCTACGCAAGGCTGCAGACATTACGCGTACTGATGAAGAAATAGAATCAGAGGCCACAAACGTTAATCCGCTTATATGAGCTACCTTTTAGATGTATCAGTAAGACATGCCGTATTCATACAACGATATGCGGCAGGTCGTGCGAGAGAGGCTAAAGAGTCCGTCTTTGCCTTGCGTGATGACTTGGTAGGGATTATAGCTAAGAATGGCGCAGCGATAGAGGGTGGCAACACTGAGGCTATCGATAATAGAGTTATAGAATTCAATGAAGAGTTTGCGGATAAGATCAACGCTGATGCGTCCGAGCTTTCCGCCTCTGAGAATAAATTCAATACCAATATGCTCATTGCCGCCACTATTGGCGCTAGGGTTCTAAAGCCCACTAACAAGAAAGTCTTAGAGAATGCTTATTCTAAAGGAATGTCTGTAAGTGGTATCAACAAGATCACAATCCCTAATGCTGTTGATGAATTCCTAACTAAGAACAAGCAGGCTATTGATTTGGTGGTCTCTGATTCCGTTGTTGCTTCACAATCTGTTTCTGATAACGTGTCCGACCTACTAACACATAGGCAGGCAGCCAAGGCGCAATCACTTACTAAGACAATCGCCAATTCTATATCGGGATCGTCTAGAGAGACTTCATTCTTGGAAAATAAAGACTTTATAGAGGGTGTTGAGTGGATTTCCGTTCTTGACTCACACACTACGCTTATCTGCTCAGGCAGGGATGGCAAAGTTTACCCTGTAGGGAGTTCGCCCGTTCCTCCCGCGCATTGGGGGTGTAGGTCAACAATCATTCCATCGCTAATATCTGGCGTTGAATCAGATAGACGGTCGAAGGAAGCTAGGCCAGATCAAAGCTATGGGGTGTGGTTAAGAAAGCAACCAAAATCATTTCAAGATGAATATTTTAGTAAGTTTCCTGATGGCGATAAGAAGGCTCGATTGTTTCGCCTTGGCAAGCTACCGATAGATAAGTTTAGGGATGATTTGGGTGCAGAATACACGCTTAAGGAACTGCAGGCATTAAACCCTATGGCCTTTGAGCGTGCTAATTTGGAGTAAGTGACGTTTAGTTGTATAATCTAACTATTATAGTCATAATGTGACCATAATTGTCATTAATCTTGTGGATAAAGCCAGTGGCTTAGGATGATAAAATGAATGAAGAAAACGCAAATGAAGAAAGCGCAGCACAGGAAGTAGATGTGGATGCACTAATGAAAGAAAACGAAAAAATGCAGTCAAAGCTAACAGAATTGCTAGCGGAGACAAAAAAGGCTAAAAATGAAAAGCGGGAAGCTCAAGAGCTTGCAGACAAAGAAGCTAGGGAAAAAGCGGCCAAGGTTGGTGATTATGAGCAGCTTCATAAGTCTTCAGAACAAGCTAGGCAAGAGTTGGAGTCCAAACTTGAGTCTTTGCAAAACGGGATTGCTAGCGAGAAGAAATCTAGCGCAGCATTAAGGCTTGCTGGAGAATTAGCAGAAGGCCATAACGCTGAATTACTAAGCGAATTTATAGGCCGTCGGTTGAAGTACACTGATGACGGCTTAAAGGTTGTTGACAGTAGCGGTGATTTAACTATTGCTAGTATTGATGACCTTAAAAGAGAATTTCATAACGACCCGCGATACGCTTCATTGCTTCGCGGGAATAAAGCAACTGGTGGCAGTGCTGTCGGTTCAAAAGAAGGCGGTAGTGCTGCCAAAGAAATGAATCGAACTGACTTTGATAGATTGTCACCTGATAAAAAGATGGCATTTATTAAGTCGGGCGGTAAAACCACAGACTAACTCGGAGATGCCTCATGGCTAACACATTAACAAACTTAACACCTGATTTATACGAAGCTCTAGACACGGTATCCCGTGAGCTAACAGGCTTGATTCCTGCTGTAACGCTAGATTCTGGCGTTGAACGTGCCGCTGTCGGTCAAACCGTCCGTAGCTTCGTTACTCCTGCCTCTACTGCCGCTGATATTACACCAGCACAGCAAGCGCCCAACACTGGCGATCAGACTATTGTCAATAAAACTATTACTATCTCTAAAGCTCGCGCTGTACCTGTTCGCTGGAATGGTGAAGAGCAACGCGGTGTTAATAGTGGTGCAGGTTATAGCCGCATCCTTCAAGATCAGTTTGCACAAGCAATGCGTACACTGACTAATGAAATGGAGGCAGATTTAGCTGGCTTATATGTTTCTACTTCACGCGCTTTTGGTACAGCGGGAACTACTCCTTTTGCCACTGCTGGTGACTTTTCAGACGCTTCTAATGCATTGAAGATTCTAAAAGATAACGGCGCCCCTTTATCTGATAACCAAATGGTAATTAATACTGCTGCTGGTGCGTCATTTTTAGGTAAGCAAGCACAGGTTAATATCGCTGGTAGTGATGTTATCCAGCGTCAAGGTATTCTATTGCCTATGCACGGTATGGATATTCGCGAATCAGCGCAGATTCTAACCCCTGCTGCTGGTACTGGCGCGAGTGCTACTACTGATAATGCTGGCTACTCTGTAGGTGATACAGTAATTACTTTGGCCTCTGCTGGTACTGGTGCTATCTTAGCTGGTGATGTTATTACGCTAGCTGGTGATACTAACAAATATGTTGTTGAGTCAGGCGATGCTGATGTGTCAGGCGGTGGTACCATTACACTAGCGGCTCCCGGTTTACGAGTCGCAATCGCGGCATCAACTACAGCAATTACAGTGGTTGCGGCGGCGGCACGTAACATGGTGTTTAACCGTTCAGCTATCGTACTTGCTACACGCGCACCTGCTGTACCTAGCGAGGGTGATGATGCAGTAGACTCTACTATGATTACCGATCCACGTAGTGGAATGACTTTTGAAGTTCGCTTGTATAAAGAATACCGTCAAGTTCATTATGAAATTTCTGCAGCTTGGGGATTTGAAGTAATGAAGGCAGAGCATACAGCTTTACTTTTGGGATAGGTATTTAGCCCCTTCGGGGGCTTTTTTTGGAGTTATTATAATGAAATGCGAAACAGTAAAAGTTGACCGTGACGGCGTTTGTGTTGTAGTCAACAAAGAAGATGCTAAGAATGAAAAGCTATGGTCAGAACCTAAGCAAAAGACAGAACCAAAGAAAAGCAAAAAATCCAAATAGGCTAATCCATGACTATAACGGTAGAAGATGGCACAGTAGTTTCGGGCGCTAATTCCTACGTAACGGTAGCAGAGCTAGAAGCCTACGCAGAGCTACGCGGTAATTCTATCACTCTCGATAAAGAGATAGTGCTAATTAAGGCTATGGACTGGATAGAAGCCCAATTATATAAAGGCGATAAATTACTATGCGATCAAGTCTTAGAGTGGCCTCGTGTAAATGTTATCCTTCGCCCTTGCTGTTATGTTGAAAGTAATGAAATTCCCACAGCGTTAAAGCAGTTTCAAATGTCGGTAGCGCTTGGTGTTAGCGAAGGGTTTGACCCTACAGTTTATCGTGAAAGAGCGTCATTAATGGAAGATGATTGTGCAGGCGGCAAGATCGAGTATATGACCGGATCACTAGATACTTACCAGCCAAACCCTAAAATGCACAGATTTAACGAACTATTACGACCAAAGAATAGATCATTGAGAATATGAGCTTCATCGACAGACGGCTAAGAAAGTGCGGCAAACCTATTAGCATACAGACTAGGGCTATACAGCCGCTTGCTGTGTCTAATGTCGATATGGGGCTTTCATTTAAAGAGAAATACGCCGTTGATGCGCTTATTTCAACTCCTCGCGGTAGTGTTTTATTTGATGGCGCGGGTACAGACCAGCCGATAACGCATATATTTACAATAAAATATAAAGATTGCATCACGGCAGAGGATTGGATAGTTTATGACTATCGACGATTTGATATTCTCGATGTGGAAAACTGCGCAGAATGCAATAAGGTACTTGTATTGAGATGCCAAGAAAAAGGCACTAAAGAAGCATCCAAAGCATGAGCATTGATAGCCGCATAGTAGGCGACTTCAAACTAAAAGAAATACAGATTAAAACTAGACGTGCTTTACGGCAAGGCATGTATAGGATAGGCAAAGATTTACAGAATACTTTAAAAAAAGATATTCTTAAGAAGCCTAAGAGTGGCAGAACGTACACATACAGAACTGCAGGCGGTAGAAGGCGAAAGCATATAGCCTCGGCTGCTGGCGAGACGGTAGCAAACAGAAGTGGTAATTATAGGCGTTCGGTTGGGTTTCAAATAGGGCATGATAAGCTAGAATTTGGGGCTGGTGCCGAATATGCTGGCTTTCTAGAAAACGGCACACATAGAATGGCTGCTAGGCCGAGCTTAAAGAACACAATTAAGGCAAAGTATAAAGATATGCGCGGTGATATAATGGCCGCATTACAGCGAGAATTTAGATGAAAGCTAGCGCAGTCATTACACAGCTTATTAACAGGCTTCCACAGCTTACGGACTTATTCACTACTGACTATACCGTTTCTAGTATTACCAGCTCTGGGTTAGCGGCTACAGTAACCACTACGACTAATCATGGTCTTACTTCTGGTTCATTCATTAATATAATTGGCGCTACTGCTGATATTGCCATAACGTCAATAACTCGATCCGGCAAAGTTTGCAGCGTTGTTACTAGTGCAGATCACGACCTTACGTTGAGCGATAACGATATTACACGCGGTAAAACGGTTACTATATCGGGTGCCACCGAATCAGAATTTAACGGGACATTCGTATTAACGCGAGTGCTTAACCGTAGAAACTTCACATTTACAAAAGCCGATGCTGGCGCAACGACTGCCACAGGTACGCCTATAGTTATTGATGGTGCTGGCGTGTTTGGTTATTCGGGGTTACAGTCAGTGGCATCTATTGTTAGCCCCACAGTATTTACTTACACATTACCCAAGGCTTTATATTCCCCTGCAGG